AGTCATTTCCGCTTTATTAAATCCGAAATCATCATCAAATTTATTAGAGGTATTACCTTTAACTACAACAATAGATGCTCTAGCTTCGAAGCCTCTACGATTTCTATCATCATAGTTTTTCATATCTCTAACATCTTCTTGGACAGATTCTAATTTACCTTTCATAAGGCCTGGGAACATGTCTTCAATGTCACCTTTATCTAATCCGTATACGTCTGGATCCATTAACATTTTAACAACTTGCTGATGATCACCAGTTACATCAGCAGTACCTTTTCTGGTATCTACTTTAATTTTTACTTTAAATTTCTTTTCAGCATCTTTAGTTACTTTGCTATCGCCAATCCAGTCAACATCAACTGTAACCTTACCTTCTGATACGATTTCATCTTCTTCATCGTCAGCTTCATAATTCTTATCGATATAATCGAAGAATTCTTTTTTCTTGTCGCCTTCGAGTTCAGCAGGTGATTTAACACCAAACTTTTTAAGTGCTTTATTAAAGAAAGCTTGGTACTTCTTCTGCTTTGCAGATTTTTCTTCTTCTGACATTGTTCCTTCGTTAGCTAAGCGTAATGCATCGTTAACTGCCTTTTCATCAGAAAGACCTTTTTTAATGGCTTCGATTTTTTTAACAGCACCTGTCATATTACCGCCCATTTTAGAAGCAATTTTGATAGCAGCTTTAACTTGAGATGGAGAAAAACCTTCAGAAAGTTCTTTATCCATTTCAATAGCTTCTTCATGAAGTGCGTCAACATCTTCTTTTACTACTGAACCATCAGATTTTGCACCAGATTTCTTAACTACATGTTTAGCTTTAAAATCTTTTTCGCCTCGTGCTTTTGGCTCTTCAGGAGATTCGTTCTTCTCATGTGTATAACCCTTAGCAGATAAAGCTTTATGCTCTTCTTCATTTTTTGCAGTTTCTTCTTTGCCAGTTTCAGGATGATACATCGCATGTGGGTACTTTGGTTCTTCCTTAACTGCAGGCTTTTTACCTTCTAATACGTTCTGGACTGCTGCTGCAACGCTTAGAGTTTCTTTATCTTGCAATTTCATATTTTCTCCTATTTTATTGCACTATTAACATTCCGGTAATAGTGGTTGCAGCTGCAGCCATTACTATCCAAAATATTTTATTAATTATATTAATTGTATTTGCATTGTTTATTACAATGTTTTCCACTTTGTCTATTCTATTTATAAGTAAAACAATCTGCTCTGATTGTTGTTTAGAAAACGATGTAAGAGTTTGAATCTTTTCTTCAGCTCTAGCAAGTGCAATAATTGCTTCAGACATTCTATCGATTTTTTCTTCTATTCTATCTAGTCTTAAAGCAGCTTCAGCTCTTTGTTGAGATGCGGTGTTGCTATTTGGCATGTTTTATAATCCTACAATGTAAGGTAGTTTTACCCTTTATTAGTCTGTGTCTTTCTCCTAATGGTATATAAAATACCATTCCCTTTTCTATCAGCCAGGGTAAACAATTTTCGTATTGAAATTGCCATCCTTCACCGTTTAATACTTCTACTTCTCTTAACTCTTTATCTGAGTGCCAAACATATTCTGCATCTTCTTTATCTAAGAAGAATGATCTTTCGATAGTAGTACTGTTTAATACACTATCGATATATGGATTACCAAAAATAGTCTCCACCACCTTTAAGCCCCAAGTCCTTTGCATACTTTGGTAATCTACATGACCAGTATCCTGGTGATAGTTTATCCGTTTTAGTATCGCAGTTATGACGAGATGCAAAGTTTCTTGCAGCATCTCTATCGTTTATTTTAGAGGTTAAACCTCCCTTTTCGTCGCCAAAATTAATTTTCTTTACGTTTCCAGTTTTTGGATTCTTAACATATACAACATATTTCTTTGGGCCGGAGCTTCTGCTTGGTTTATTAAGTGCTGGCTCAGGAGCCTCGATCATAGGTTGCTCTAATGGAACATTCCTACCTTCGTATAGTCCAAATCTTTCATCGATATGCTCTAAAAATTTATGCATTATCCGTACATCTTTGCGAATTTTTTAAGGTCAAGTGTTTCAAATGAACCACTATCATCAGTAACTTTAAATCCTAACTTACCTTTAATTATTACAGGTTTAGCGGTATATGTACTCAGTTTACTTCCATTAGAACGCTTTAAACCAGAAATTTCAGAACCGTATATTGATAAACTTTTCATCTTCGGTGGTTTAGCTTCATTAACGTCTTCTTTAATTTTACCTTTAACTAAATCGTCAAGATTGTTATCTAACCATTCAATGAATTCGTCTTCATCGTCTCCACGAATCTCACCACTGGAACTTGCCCAATTACTAAGTTCATCTTCTGCTTTCTTAGATAGCTCTAGGTTACCACTTTTTTGTATTTTCTGAAGTTCCCCTTTATGCTTACGAGCAATGTCTTGAATTTTCTTACCTTCTTCAACTGTTTCTTCATCAAGAATTGATGATATGAATTCTACTTCATCGGGCCTAGCATCAATAAGACCATATTCTTTGGCCCAAGATAATAATTCATCTTCTACATCATCAGGTAAAGGTTTGCTCTTTTTTCTGAAATCATCAATTGCTTTTTTGTGTCTTGTAACAAGGGTTTTCCAATCTTTATCCCTTGGATACATTTTGATTACTTTTTTGTAATCTTCTTCGATGTTTTCGCGAATTGCTTTAAATTGTTTCATTTTAGTTTCCTTTAATAGTTCTTACTACTTTACTTATAATCATTTTAATAGCAGTAAAATATGCCCAGCCATATCCGTAAAAAATATGAAAGGTATGATTTTTTTCGATAGCGGTTTTGCCACCAAATTTCTTAGTCCAATTATCAACGTATTCGCCTTTATATCTTAAAACAGCATGGGACATTTTCCATTTGCTTGGCCCTACACAACATATACCGGCTTGGTGTGTTAATAACATCCACCACATTTTTAAATGGCTTTCACCACATAATCTATAAAGAATAGATAAAGAATAATCTTCACAGTCTCCTACGAATTTACCTTCTGCATCTTCAGAATATATAATTTTCCATGCATCAGCCATACCGTACTGAGTTTTATCCTTTCTGTATTTCCATTTACTGTTAAATGATGATACAATTTTATCTCTTATTTTTACTTCTTCTTTATTCATTTTTTTTGTCCTTTTATCCACTTAACTGCTAATGAATTTTCTGGTGGTTTCTTAGCCCACTGTTGTATATCCTTATAAGCTTCTAAAGTAGATGTGTTAATATCTGCATCTGTTGAGTTATCTATTACTGTCATTCTATTACGAAAAAGCCCTTGGAATTTACCAATGTTTTTCTGTACTGATTTCCACATTTTTTCTACATGCTCATCTGGTAATACTCTATCTCTGCTTTTATTTCGTGCTAATGCAGTTTCTAAATCAGTATTAACAAATATCATATGTACAGCATATCCTACAGCTCTAAACTGATCAACATTATCTTTTATTTTAGTGTAATCTTTACCAGTTCCATCTATAACTACTCCTAATCTTCCCTTTAAAGCTAGGGTTAACTGTTTACCAGTAATAGCCTTAGCTCTGTCTCTTAATGCTTGCCCTTGTGCAGAAAATATATCTTCTGCGTCCATTGTAAGCCCAGCCTTTTTAAGAGAATTTTCATAATTAGTATCTGAGTTTATAATTTTAAACCCTAATGATGCTAATGATGTTTTACCTACAACAAATGATTTTCCAGAACCTGGACCACCTGCTAGGAATACTGCTTTAAAAATAGAAGGATCATTAATACCTTCCATAATATTATAATGTTCTTTAAAACTATCCACCGAACTCATGACCTGCAACTCTTTTCATTTGCATATTAAATTCTGATTGTGATGGTTTAGTCTTATATAACTTAATAGATAAATGATCTTTTTCTTTACCTTTAATTCTCCACTCATAACCTTTTTCTTTGTGCTCAGGCTTAGTTGTTTTTACGACTCTTCTTTTATATCCTGCTTCCCAGGATTCGCTTTTCTTTTCTCTAAGCTCTTTAAATGTTTTCATTTTTTAAGATCGTACCTAAATGATTTATCTTTAGCTTGCCCAGCTTTAGTAATACCATATCCAGCCATTTTTGCTAATTGCTGTAACGCTGGCCAGTTTTTTTCACCTTGGTTTTTTCTTTTGGCTTTCAGCATATCATCTTTTATTTTATTAAACAACGTATCAATCATATCCATATCGGACATCACTAATGGTGCTTCGTCAAGATTAGATTGTTCCTTAAAAGTTTTCATATTAATCGTCTGACATTGTCATAGCAACCATCATTAAATTTTTATCAGTTAGCTTTTCTTTGTTTATTTTTAAAAACTCAGAATTCTTCATGTATTTTATCATGTAAGGAAATTTCTTTTCTGCGTCCTTTACTGACATAAATTCATGTCTGTCAGTATCAAAAAACTTTGCGATATCCTTTTGGAGTTTTTTATCTTTCATAGTTTTATCAAATGCCGCAGGAGATTCAGGTTTCCACCCCTTTTCATTGAGTTGACTATTTTCTCTTAATTCTTTAAATGTTTTCATTTTATCCTCTTACTTTTTTAGCCAAATCGGCATCAGCTTTACCCCAGGTTCCACTGGATTTTGTTACGAATGAATTAACTCTTGCTAATCCCCATTGAACTGCAGTTGTTCCAGGTCTGTGTCCTGTTTTCCAAGCTGCAACTCCTCTATTAAATACTTGCCTTAATATACCTAATGGCATTCCAGACTTATCTGCTTTATCTTTAAGTGCTTTGTCAGGTGATGAAGCTTCACCGAACATATCTTTAAATTTCTTAGTATGTTGTGAAGGTTTTGTTTCTGCAGATTTATCACCTGGAGCTGGCTTACTAGATTTTTTCTTAAAATGTGCTGCCCTCTTTTGCTTAGTAGACTTAGCCATTTCATCGCCTTTAGCATCTTTAGCATAATAAGCTTTAGGTTGACTTCCTTTACGATCGCCAATATCCTTATCTTCAGCCTCATTAAAAAATGCTTTAAAATCTTTCATTTTATTTTTTTGTTCCTTTAAAGTCTCTATCGTAGTATTTTGCGTTTTGACCTTTAGGCCTTGAACTAGCGCCTCTTCCATAAGCTCTATCTAAAGCTCTATTACTACCTTTAATTCTGTTTTTTACTTTACGAGCATCTCTACTAGAAATTCCTAAATCAGAAGCTCCTGGTAATTTTTGTCTATCCTTTAAAGCTTTATCTCTGTATCTAGTAGCTAAAGCTGGAGATATTTCCTTTACTAGCTTATCTCTTAATTCTTTAAATGTTTTCATTAGTGTATATTAACTCCTAATTGTTTTAATCTTGCTACGACAATATCGTTTGCATCCTTACCAACCTTTCCAGTTTCTGGATGTAAATCGTCTAACAGTTCATCATCGTAAATAAACCCTGCAATAGTATCTAAATAGGCTTGTGATTTATCGTCTCCTACTACTATATCCTTGCTTTTTCTCATGAACATTACAAGTTGCTGTGCGATCTTTTCAGCCTCATCTGGGTTATCAGAAAATATACCGAATTCCATCGTTCCTTCTAATAATTTAGATCTTAATTGTTTAAAGTTCATCTTTAAAATCCCTAAATGATAATTGTTTTTTTCCGTTTTTCTTCTTTTTCTTCTTAGGAACTTCTTCGCCTGGTGTTACCTTTGCGTACTTTTGTGTAACTTTGTCTTCTCCAACTCCGCCACAGTTTTCAGCTAGTGCAATATCGTCAAGCCATACTCTTTTAGTTCCAGATTCAAGTTGAATAGTAACATAGTTAGAACCAAGCATTTTAATACTACCTTGTTCATTTGTTTCTTTTACAGTTACTGTATCTCCTACCTCAAATAAAGTTCCGTCAATATATTCTTCTCTTGTTTCTGACACTGGATCTAATTGAATATGTTGTCTAAAATTATTAGATTCTTTCAATCCCATAGCCTTTCGTAACATATTAAATAGGCCTTGTACATCCTTATAGCTTGATGGAACACCTTTAGAAAATGAACTAAGATCGTTGTCCTTAGCTGCTTTTCTCATTTTAGAAGCTGACATTCCAGATACATCATCTGAATCTGGATCTCTTTGTCCAGCTGAAATAACTTTTATTCCACCTTCAAATTGATAGAATCCATGTCTTGCGTCAACGCCGTTATATTTATTTAACAGTATTTCAAATTCTTTAACTCGATCATCTCCTGCAACCATAGAAACTTTAGTGTAACCTTGATCGTATAACGATACTGCTACGTCCATAGCTGTTCGTATTCCCTTATCTGCCATAACACTTCGTGCATGTTTAGGAAACATCTTTCTTAATATCTTAACTTTTGTTTTAAAATCAAATGGATTTTTATTTGCATCTTGCGATTGAGATGCGTAAATTCTATATGAACCCTTTGATACTTTCTTTAATTTATCAAATAGTAATTCATGTCCAGTAGTTGGTGGATTAAACCTACCAAACACAAAAGTAATATCCTTTGTATCTTCTACTAAATAACTTTTAAACGACTTAATCTCCATCACTTCCCCATTCTATCTAATACTGATTGTTCAGCTTTTTGTTTTTTTAACTTATCTCTATCTGCTTGTTTAACAGAAGGAAACAGTTTTTTAGCAATCTTTTTAATTGCACCTTGTTTTTTGGCTACTTGTTTTTCAAGTGAAGCCCTTTGAGCAAATCCTAAATCAGCTTTAGTTTTGTTCTTTAAAATCTTTTTAATTATTAGGTTTTTGGCTTGTTTTTCAGCTCGTTTCTTAAGCTGTTCAGGGGAGGCTAGTTTTTTGGCAGCTTTCTTTTTACCAAGCATAATCTTAGCTTTGTTTTTTCGAGCTGCAGCTTTCATCTTATTACGAGTAGCAATAGACAAAGCTTCGTTTTTTGATGTGAACTCTTTAAAAGTTTCCATATTTCCTCGGTAAGTATCCCATTAGCCTGGATTCTGCCAGCCTTTTATAATATTTGGGTCAAAGTTATTGGTTGAAAATTCTAATCTGTCAACCAACTTGACCGCGCCACCTTCCATACGATCTATTGCAACAAAACCTTCTGGGTTGGTTGCTTTAAATCCGGTTTTAGTCTTAAGGAACGTTCCTATATTGTTAAGACCATTTAGTTTATTTATAATAATTAATTTTGCATCCACCACATTATTCTGTAAATTAAACACTTTTTCTAAGTTTTTTTGATTAGATTTACTAAAAAACTTTAATAATTCATCTCTTTTATTAATTTGAGCGTCTTTACCTTTTTGAGATGATCTTTTATCAATTTCTTTTTGGTATCTATTATTAACCCAAACAATTAATTCTGCTACATGTCTTTTAGTATCTTTAATTCTTTCGTTAGCTCTTACCTTTGTGTTATTAAATGTATTAATCACAAGGTTTAATTCTTTATTAGATTCTATTTCTTTTAATGTAGAACCTGATATTTGTTTAAATGTTTTACCTGCTTGAGATAGATGAGAAGTTACTTGTTCAGTTTCCTTCGCTGTAAATGTTGCTGTACCCGACATATCAGGAAGTGTTGCATCGACCATCCAAACATTTTTAGATGGCTTTAGTTTAGGTACTATTTCTTTTCCAAACTCAGCTGACATTGTTTCAAATGTAGCACCGGTATAAACCGTATGCCATACTACTCCAACTTTTGCAGATGTAATATCTTTAGCAAGTTGACTACCAACAGGTACTGCATATACAATTGTATTTGGATGGAACGTTATATGTTTTACGCCACCAATATTTTCTGTTTTTAAATCGCCTTTATCAAACATAAAATCACCTTGTATAACATTAGTTATTCCAAGATCTTTGAAAGTGTCATAGGCTAATTTTAATTTTGTAGATAAATCACCTGAAGTATCAGCATCAATATCAGCATGTGATTTATATACCTTAGGATTTGCATTAAATATACCTTTTTTAGCAACAAAGAACTGGCCATCTCCTGGATCAATTCCAGCAAATACGGCGGGAGCACCGTCCCATTTAACAGTAACGTCTACAGCTGATTTAGCGCTACCGCTTAACATATCCCTTAGTGATCTTAGGGCAAGGATTGCTTGGCGTGCTCCCTTAACTCCACCGTCTAAAATAAGATCCTCAATATGTGTCATATGAGTGTTCTTACCTGCGGCTTCGGATAAGTTTTGTTTAAATGATTTCATTCTATTTTCCTAATTTAACGTATGTACTTGAATCTAGTGTTGCAGATCCAGCGTAATTTACAAATTGCGTTACAACGGCATTAGCTTTTCTTCCAGTGTTAGTATCAATATAGTAACACACGTATAATGAACCAAGTTTAGCAGATACCCAGAACCAATCTTTTTGATCTAATTCTGCATAAAATTCTTTATCAGTAACGTTTGGATAAAAGTGTTTAAACATTGTATAGAATATTTTAATAGATCTTTTATCACCCTTTTTAATCTTCTGTGCTATTTTTTTAACACCCTTAGCATGATCAGGAATTATTTTACCAGTTTCTCTTTTTATAAATTCTTGAATAACACCCCATGATAATCCACCGCCTCTTGCTTTACTTCCTTTGATTTCAGCCTTTACTGCTTCACCATTAGCGTTATCCTTAAGGTTTAATGCACCTGTATCGTACTCAATAGTTGCACTCTTTGATGACCAAAAGTTTCCTCTGTTGGATTCTAAGGCAACCTTTGTTAGTTTATGGTTATCTGTGTCAGGTGGATATTCGTTATTATATTCTTTTAATGGTGTAGGGAACTTTAACATTGGGCCTTTAAGTGATATACCAACTAATCTTCTATCATTAAAATGTTTTAATATTGCTTTATTTAAAGCTCCAACTGATGATGTTGGTAATTTTTTATCAACGTTAAAATCTGTTGATAACGCCCACATATCGCCTGGGTTCCATTTATCGTCCTTTAAAGGTTTAAATCCATTATTCTTATATGCTTGATTTTTAAGTGCATATATTTTAATCATCTTAGCATCGCCTCTATGGAATGTCATACTTTTATTAATATAACCTTCCTTAACTAACATTTTTGCAATGTTGTATGATGACGATACCCAAGCATCTGGCGAGGAAAGTATAGTTTTTAGATCGACATCTACTTTTACTTTTCCGTATGCTGCTTTAAGAATATCATGAGTAAAAAATTCTTCAGCCTGTAACCCATGGTCAAGCATTGCTTGGCACATTACAGCTTGATGGGATTCATTCCTAGCAGTATCTTTAGTACCAGACCCTGCCCCAGGAGCTCCTCCACCAAATACCTCTGACTTTTTAAGTTGAGATAATGGAATCATCTTATCGCCAAAAACAAACGAAATGTTTGATGGTGCTTGCTCGAATGCGTTTAATTTTTGGAGAGCGTCTTCAATATCAGTTACAATTGCTGTACCGCCTTTTTTTAATTGAAGTGGATCACGATTTTTAATAAGCTTTCTAAGAATATCTATTCTAGCTTCACCAGTATTACTATTTGGTTTCTGTAGCTCATTTTTATCTAAGGCAACGCCTTCTTTAATTTCAGTAAATCCATCTTTAAAACTATGTATGAACTTCTTCATAAACTCTCCTGTATAAATACAATTCTATTTATAAGTTATTAGTCGCCGAAAAATGGATTTGGTTTAATTCTTCCTTTTTCGTCGTATGTAATAACACCAATTTCATGAAGTTTATCAATCATTCGTTCAGAGCCTTCACGTACTCCAATCTTATAGGACGTATATCCTACTCCAAGTATAACAAATGTAAGTATGAAATATATTTCCATTATACATTAACTCTAAAACATACACATTCATAACCTTTATTAGTCATGTCTTCATAGAACAGTACTGCATCTTCTTTAATAGCAAAAAGATATTCTGCTACTAAATCGTTATGTTCATCAACTGCTACTACTTTCCAACTATCCCACCTATCCATTATCCAGTCCTCATGTACTTTTCTACTGGTTTGAGCTCAATAAACTTTCTACGAGACTTTGAAAATTGTTTCATAGGTGATTTAAATTGAGTATATTTTTTAGTTCCAGTAGCTTTAAAGCCAACACATTGGCCATGTTCGTTTAAGATATATGTATGATTAGGAACTTTATATCCTACGTCATCCCAATTGGTTATTTCTTTTAAAGCCTTATACTTTGTAGACATAAACATCCATCCTTTCTGCATGTCTTAGTGGAAGAGACTGATCATACGCTCTAGGATGTCTACCATCAGCTATTGCGTGTTTTGTTCTTGGTCCTCTTCCTTGACACTTAACTCTATACCTAGGTGATTTCCTAGGTGGCGTTGATGACCATCCACTATTAAATCGATATTCATTAATCCTGTCGGTTTCCTTAGCCATTTTATTAATAGCTTTAATTGTATTTCTAACTGTTTGAAGTTCTAGCATATCTCCAGCTGAGGCTGTGTGTGCTGTCATTACGTGTGAGTTACTGTTATTCATATTATACTCCGTGCGTCATGTGATCATAGCAGTCATTACCGTTTTCCGATAAATCTTTTCCGCATATGCATTTTATTGATTCTTCCAGCGTTGGAGCACCTACCATAGATCTTATCTGATCTTCTGTAAGTACTTGCTTTCCGTCTACGATTGCTTGTTCAGCTAATAGTTTGATTGATTGTTCTAAATTCATTATACCGCTCCTGTCCATCTGATTGTATAATCTTCGAAGATATTTCCTCTTGCGAAGTTTGTGGCCGGTGCTTTCCATGATTTAGCCATTAATATATCACCTTCTTTAAATCCTTTAGTAGGTTTAGCCACAATGAATGAATGGGTTGAATGCCCAGCACTAATTTTAATATAGTTTCTTCCTACTGTGTAAGATAAGCCTTCACAAAATTCATCGAACATTTGATCTTTGATTCTATCATCGCCATCAAGACGTCTATCTTGATATCTGTGATAGTCAGCTTTAATTTTAGTTAGGTAAC